TAGAACAGTTGATTGAAAAATATAAATCAGACTTCAGAAAGACCATTAATGAACTACAAAGATATTCAGTAAATGGTAAGATAGATAGTGGTATTTTTTACAATCAAAAAGAATCAGATTTAAAATCACTTTACAACTCATTAAAGGGTAAAGAGTTTGATAATATGCGAAAATGGGTTGTAAACAATTCAAGTGTACAACCAGCAGACTTGTTTAAGACTATCTACGATTCATTAAAAGAGTATCTTCAACCAACATCTATACCACAGGCAATACTTTTATTAGCAGGATATCAATATAAATCGGCATTTGTCGCTGACCAAGAGATAAATATGGTTGCCTGTTTAACAGAAATAATGGCAACTTGTAAGTTTAAGTAAGAGGATAGAATGGCGAGAAGAACATTTTTTAGAACTTTAATAGTGAAGTTGAGAATGTGGTATGCTGATATAAGAGGACATCACGGTAAACGTTGGGATTACGAACCAGGTGATTACTATATGGGCAGCCACAAAGGTCACAGAAAACACGAAAAAAGATACTAACAAAACTTTTATATTATGTATGAATTGAAAGAATATTTAAAAGCAATCAACGAGTCTAAGCAAGACTTGATGAATACTAATGATGAGGCGTGGGAAAAGAAATATCCTGCGTATATAATTAACCGTTGTTTGTCTATGTTTTGGGATACACTTCCACAAGCAAATGAAATGAATGGTTATCACTTCTTAACCAACAAAGTACAATTTCAATTTTTAATAAATAGTGTAAGAAAGAAAAAACGATTTGGCGGCAGATGGTTAAAGCAGTCCAAGTTGAAAGATTTAGAGTATGTAAAAGAGTATTTTGATTACAGCAATGAGAAAGCTAGAGAGGCTCTTAACATATTAACAAAAGAACAAATTGAAGTTATTAAAGAAACCTTGAATAAAGGTGGGAGAAAAAAATGAGTGAAGAATTACAATGGTCGCCTGATAATATGTTAGAGGTCACAATCAAACAACCAGACGATTTCCTAAAGGTTAGAGAAACTTTGACACGAATAGGTGTTGCAAGTCGTAAAGATAAAACACTATTTCAATCGTGTCATATATTACACAAACAAGGTAAATACTATATCGTACACTTTAAAGAACTTTTTGCTTTAGATGGCAAGAAGGCAACTTTAGTTGAAAATGATATACAAAGAAGAAATACAATCGCTATTTTATTACAAGACTGGAACTTAATTGATATAGTTAGAAAACAAGACGCAGAAAATAAAGCGCCTTTAAGTCAGATTAAAGTTTTACCATTCAAAGAAAAAAAAGAATGGAACTTATCTGCTAAATATAACATAGGAAAAAAAGTAGTAAACGAAGATAGCGAAAATGCAAATACCGAAGTTTAAAGAGTTTTTTGTAGAACAAGATATAGAACGTAAAGATAAACCTATTACGGTCGCAATAATCACAAAAGCAAATCCTAACGTTAAAAAACAAAAGACAGGTGCACCTGCTAAAAAAGAAGGTACGGTACGTCTTATAGAAAAAGCGTGTGAGAAAAAAGGATTTAAATGTATTGTTATCAATACTAAAAATGCTATTATTACAGGTAAAGACGAAGAAAAAAATACATTAACTGTTTACAACTATGATGGTAGAGATAGTGAACATACCTTTGTAGGTAAAGATACAGTTTGTATAACACGTGCTGGTTCAATAGAAGATGAGGCAGGTCTTTCTTTATTATCTGCTTTTCAAAACTCATCAGCATTTATGTTGAACACACGATCAGCAATGTTAACGTGTGATAATAAACTAACGTCAGCATTACTATTTGAAAAGTTTGGTATACCTACACCACGTACTGCGTTTGTTTCTAATGAAAAAAATATAGATGACGCTGTTAAACTAATTGGTAATAAATTTCCTATCATACTTAAAACACTTACAGGTACACAAGGTATAGGTGTAATTAAAGTTGAAAGTTATGAAGGTCTAGTATCTACAATTCAATCACTATGGAAGCACGATGCTGAACTTTTAATACAAGAATATATGTCAACAGCATTTGATGTAAGAACGTTTGTAGTAGATAATAAAATTTTTGCAAGTACAAAAAGAATACACTCTAGTTATGATTTCAGATCAAATACACATAGAGGTGCAGAAGCAAAACCTTATATATTAAGTGAAGAAGAAAAAGATTTAGTATTAAAAACTGCTAGAGCTTCAAAAGCATATATGGTAGGTGTTGACCATATTGTATATAAAGGTAAACCTTATGTATTAGAAATTAATGGTAGTCCTGGTTCTGGTGCAGATTACGAAGGTTATCAGTATAAAGATTATTATGCTGAGGCAGAACCTGCTGGTAGAATAGATGGCGAAAAAATGATGTACAATGTAATTGATTGGGTATCAAAAAGAAGTCATTGGGATAGACAGGCAAATTCTGAATGTGGTTGGTTAGAAACAGTTGACTTGAATGATATAGGCAAAGTAAGAGCAAAATTTGATACAGGAAATGGATCACAGGCTTGTGCTTTACACGCTGATGAAATCTTAGAAGATGGTAAAGTAGTTAAATGGAAATATGATGGAAAAATTTATTCTAAACCAAGACACGGCACAAGTAAAGTTTATAGAGCAAATGCTGATGGTGAAGAACCATCAGAAATAAGACCTACAGTTTTAATGGATTTATCTTTTAATGGATTTACATACAAAGATATAGAGTTTGGTTTAGATCAAAGACCAAGATCAGGTTCAGATATATTAGTCAATAGAGAATTAATGCGACAAATGAATGTAAGTGTCAACCCTAATAGAACTTTCGTATTAAGTAAACGATTAAAACCAATAGAAAAAAAAGGCAAAGAAGATAAAGTCGGTTTTGAAAAGAAATAACATTGACATTTAAGTCAAGTGATGATATATTATAATAATAAGGAGAAATATTATGTCAGACGTGAAAATAATGAGACTCTCAACAGGAGAGGATATAATCGCAAAGATTATAGATAAGTCAGTAGAAACAACTAAACTAAAACAACCATTTGTAATTATACCACATCAACAAGGACCAGGTAAACCTGTACAATTGATGATGACTTTGTATAGTCCATATGCTAATAGTGAAGAAATTGAAATCAAAACAGCAAATATAGTTTCTACAGTAGAACCAAAAAGAGAAATACTTGCTTCGTATCAACAAAACACAAGTAGAATATTAACACCAAAAGCAGATTTAATTACAGAAACATCTATACCTACTTTGAAAAAGTGATAACAGTAAACTTTATTAGGACAAACAATGAGAAAGTCCAAGTAAAGGTTCCTGCAGGATGGACTGTAATGGAAGCCGCTAGAGAGGCAAACTTGGATGAAATACCTGCCACTTGTGGTGGGTGTTGTGCTTGTGGTACTTGCCACGTGTATGTCAACAATGCCTGGATTGACAAATTAGGTGAAATAGATTATAATACACCTGAACAAGAATTATTAGAATATGAAAATGGATACAAAAAAGGTATAAGTAGATTGAGTTGTCAAATAATGTTAACTAAAGAACTTGATAATATCACTCTACATTTGAGGGATGATGAACTTTTATAAAAGTGTAATAGAACACCACGGTAAACTTCTTGTAAGAGGTGTACACGAGGGACAAGAGTATAAAGAGAAGATTGATTATAGTCCTACTCTTTATGCAATCTCACAAGAAGATACAGAATTTAAAACACTTACTGGTCAATGTTTAAAACCAATTAAGTTTGGTAGTATTAAAAAGGCAAGAGATTTTAAAAGAAGTTATAATACTGAAAATGCACCTATCTTTGGTATGGATCGTTATCAGTATCAATATATTGCAGATGAATTTCCTAACGATATACAGTTTTCAAAAGACCACATTAAAATATTTACACTTGATATAGAGTGTGGTGCAGAAAATGGTTTTCCTGATATTCAAAATCCTATTGAAGAACTATTAGCAATCACAGTTAAAAATCAATCTAACAAACAGATTATTACGTGGGGTACAGGCGAGTTTAAAACAGATAGAACAGATGTAACTTATATAAGATGTAAGTCCGAGAAGGCATTGATTATGGAGTTTATGAAATTTTGGATGAAGAACTATCCAGATGTAATCACAGGTTGGAATACAAAGTTTTTTGATTTACCTTATCTATGCAATAGAATTAAATTACTTACAGATGAAAAGGTTGTAAGAAGATTATCGCCTTGGAATTTAGTAGGCACCGAAGAAATAGTTGTAAGAGGTAGATCACAATTACATTATACTTTATATGGTATTGCAATGTTAGATTACCTTGACTTATATAAAAAGTTTATACCGACAAGACAAGAAAGTTATAAGTTAGATCATATCGGTAAAGTAGAATTAGGTTTACAAAAAGATGAAAACCCTTATGATACATTTAGAGAATGGTATACAAAAGATTTTCAATCGTTTATTGATTATAATATTAAAGACGTTGAAATCGTTGACCAGTTAGAAGACAAATTAAAACTGATTGAACTTATCTTAACAATGGCGTATGAGGCAAAAGTTAATTACCAAGATGTATTTTCACAAGTTAGATTTTGGGATACATTAATCTATAACTTCTTACGTAAAGATAACATAGTCATACCACCAAAAGAAGATAATATCAAAGATGAGAAGTATCCTGGTGCGTATGTAAAAGATCCTCTAGTAGGTATGCACAAATGGATTGTTTCGTTTGACATCAATTCACTATACCCACATTTGATTATGCAATATAATATTTCTCCCGAAAAGATTATAGGTATGAAACCAAATGGTATTACGGTGAACAAGATGTTAAATCAGGCAACGCCTCTAACATATCTTAAAACGGAAGGTGCAACTATAACACCAAACGGTGCATTATTTAAAACTGATAGTGAAGGTTTTTTACCTAAACTATTAGGCAAAATGTATAATGATCGTGTAACGTATAAGAACTTAATGTTAGAGGCGAAGAAAAAATATAATGAAACAAAAGACCCTAGTCTATTAAATGAGATTGCTCGTTGTCATAATATTCAATGGGCAAAGAAGATTGCATTAAATAGTGCTTACGGTGCAATTGGTAATCAATACTTTAGATATTATGATGTAAGACAGGCAATGGCAATCACACTTGCAGGTCAATTTATTATTCGTTATATTGAAAAGAATGTAAATGAATATATGAATAATATATTAAAGACACACGATAAAATAGATTATATTGTGGCATCCGATACAGATTCAATTTATCTTACATTAGATAAGTTAGTAGAACAAGTTTGTAAAGATAAATCTACTGAACAGAAATTAAGATTTATTAATAAAGTTGTTGAAGGTAGAATAGAACCATTCCTAGAAAAATGTTTTAAACAACTTGCAGAATATACTAACGCATTTGAAAATAAAATGGTAATGAAACGAGAAGTAATTGCCGACAAAGGTATATGGACTGCCAAAAAAAGATATATGTTAAACGTATTAGACGAAGAAGGTATTACGTTTGAAGAACCTAAATTAAAGATTATGGGTATTGAGGCAGTTAAGTCATCAACACCAGAGATATGTAGAACTAGAATTAAACAAGCAATTCAAATCATAATGTCAAAACAAGAAACAGATTTACACAAGTTTGTTTCAGATTTTAAACAAGAGTTTTTTAAATTGCCTGCTGAGGCAGTATCGTTTCCTAGAAGTTGTAATAATATGAAAAAATATTATTCTTCTAGTGATGTGTTTATTAAAGGTACACCTATTCACGTAAAAGGTGCATTAATATATAATCATCAAATAAAAGAATTTGGTTTACAAAACAAATATCCATTAATACAAGAAGGTGAT